CTATTTCGGTGTAGTCAATTTGGAGTACGACAAGATCTGGATGATCCCATTGGCCGATGTACAGGGCCGCACGTTGATCTCTTGGATCCCGCCTGAGAGGCGTAAAAACAAGTTATCTAAGCGGGCGATTAATTGGGATCAGTACCGCATAAAATGAGAACAGGTCCCGATTTAAGTAACCAATACTTAATTTTCGGTAGTATCTAAGTATGGGACAAGTTTCTCGGTACGATTACGGACAAGTAACCAAGTCTGAAAAAACAGACGAAGGTTATTTGAAAGTTTGGTGTAAAGCTGCCCGTGTGGGCACTCAGCTTTATACCCGTGGTGATGGCTCTCAAGTTCGAGAGTATCGCCCAGAAGATGAGGTTTCTGATCCAGATTCTCTCGCTTCATTCGGGATGAAAGCAGTCACCCTTAATCATCCAAAGGTGCTGCTGGATTCAAAAACCACGAAACTCCATCAAGTTGGGCATGCGGGTTCGCATGTTCGTTTCTCCGATGGCTTTGTTGAAGTCGCTCTGGTCATTACTGACGAAGAAGCGATCAACTCAATCGAGCGTGGAGACACACAAGAAGTCAGTGCGGGTTACCGCGTCGACTATGACCCAACTCCTGGTGTCACCCCTGAAGGAGAGTCTTACGACGGCATCCAGCGCAACATCAAAGTCAATCACATTGCTTTGGTCAGTCGCGGTAGAGCCGGAAGAAATGCTCGCCTATTACTCGATTCCTGTGATCGCAATGATGCGGTGGCAGAGATCGAAACCCCGTCGAATTCCGCCGATTTATCCATGGCACGAATCACTCTGGACGGGCTGGAAGTTGAGATTCCTGCAGATTCTGCAACAGCCGTGAAGTCCTTCGTGAAGGATTCTGAGCGGGGCATGGCAGAACTCCAGCAGAAGCTGGACGCGCAGGTAGAAGAATTCCAGGCCGCAACCAACGAAAAAACCGAACTCCAAGAGCGTGTTGACAACGCTACTGGACGTATTGAAGAGCTTGAAAAGCAACTGGCTGAGGCCGTTGCCGCTTCCGAACAACGCTCTGACGCTGAGGAGATCAATTCAGCCGTCAATAAGCGTATCGAGGCTCTGAACAAGTTCGCACCAATTCTTCCCGAGGACTACAAGTTCGACGGTGAAGATGAAGCGCAGATTATGGCGCTTGCTTATCAGAATGTTTTCGAGAAGGAAGCACGCGAAGATGCATCTGCAGATTATCTGCTGGGTGTTCTTGATGGTGTGCTCGCCGCAATGGAGGACATCGAAGAGGACCAAGAAGAGATCAAAGCTGACGCTGATTTTGCCCCTGAAGAGGATGGCTCCAACGTCGCTGAAGTCCGTGCTGCATTGAGTGCAGTTCAAGCCTCTGAGAAGTTCGATGCCCAGGATGCCTACCGCGAGCGACTGCTCAACGGTTGGAAGTCCGATCTCTCTGCCAACGCTTGATAGGAGAAATTATCAATGACCGTTTCTTATACCGATACAACCGTATCGAATCCAGAAGGCGCTCAGGGTTCGTACCCCCTCGCCCAGACCAAAGGCCATGAAGGCATGCTTGCTGATCTGCAAGCTTATGTTTCTCGTTCTTACCGGAATGAGAGTGGCGCTGTTGTTCCTTTCGGCCACCTGCTGATCCAAAACGGATCCGGCACTGTTGATGCATCCGGCAAACTGCTTGCTGGTGCTTCCGCTACCGACGTTGTTGGTGTCGCGATTGACTCCAACACCTTCACCATCGATGCAGATGCCAAGACTGCTGATGGCCGGGTCGGATACAAAAATAAGGCCACGATGAACGTGCTCACCTCTGGTGTGCTGTACGTCTTTAGTGCTCACGCCATTGCCATGGGTGATGCCGTCCGCGTGTTCCACACTGATTCCGCTTCTGCTTCAAGCAACGGTGGCCGTGCTGGGAGATTCGGAAAGACCGCTGAAGCCGGTAAGACCTTTGAGGTAACCGCTGGTGCTCGTTGGCTGAGTTCCTGCGCCGCTGGTGGCATCGCTCAACTTGAGATTGATGTCAACGCCCTCGCAGTTTCCGCTGATACTTGATAGGAGTTATTACTAATGTCTAATACCAACGTAAGGACCGATGATGTCGGTCTTTTCCTGAGCAGAGAGCTAGAGACAATCCTTTCAAGGGTGCTCGAAGTTCAGTATGCGGATCTCAAATACGCGCAAATTTTGCCCGTCTCGACAGAGGTGGCGGAGACCTCAGAGGCTTACACGTACCGCGTGTTCGATGCCCAAGGAAAGATGAATGTCATTCAGGACAAAGCATCTGACCTGCCCCGCGCTGACATCCTGCGTAAGGAAATCACCCTGCCTGTTCGTTCACTTGGTGGTTCCTTCGCTTACACCGTCCAGGAAGTTCGCCAGGCTGCAACTGTCCCCGGAATGAACCTGGAGACTCGTCGCGCTGCTGCACTTCGTCGTGCTGCTGAAGAAGCAGTAAATGACATCGCATTGTTCGGTGATGGCCCTTCTGGAATGAAAGGATTCCTGAACAGCGATCAAGTAGATAAGACGGTCCCTAATAAGTGGTTTGACGGTGCATCTACCACCACTGATGAGATGCTGGAGATCCTTAATGAGGCTCCTACCCGCATCGTTCAGAACTCCAACATGAAGGAGACTCCGAACACAATGCTGGTGGATTACAACACCTACAGGATCATCTCGACGACGGCTCGCTCCGCTAGTTCCGACGAGACGGTGCTCAGCTTCTTCCTGAAGACAAACCCCTTCATTCGTTCGGTTGAACCCATCAACGAACTCTCTGCCGGTAACTCTGTACTGAGCAAAGATCGTCTGGTCTGCTACGACCGCAGCCCCGAGAAGCTGCAACTGCATATCCCCCGCACTCTGGAGCTGCTCCCACCCGAGCGTAAAGGGCTCGAGTATTCCGTAGCCGGGCACATGCGTATTGGTGGCACCGCCATCTACTACCCCAAGAGTGTTCTCTACGTCGAGAAGGCTTGATCGCTTTAAATTTATTCTTCAGAAAATGATTGTTACTTATTCTCCGCAACTGGAAAATCCGCCTCGCGATAAGGAAGTCACTTTGGGCTTCAGCTTTATCGGAGGGCGGTCTGGTTCATCCGAGTACGTGCAGTTCAAGTCCGGTGTCAATCGCGATATTGATGCCGAGACTTGGGCAAAAGTGAAGGAGATGCCCCTGGTTGCAGACCTACTGCAACTGGGTGCTTTAACCGTCACCGAGGACGTTGAGGTCGTTACACCGGCTCCTGCTGGCAAAGGTGGTCTGGCAACCATGACCGCCAAACAGGCACTGGATGCCATCAATACGACCTTTGATATTGACCTGCTCAAGGAGTTTGATTACGCCGAGAACCGGGTCCGCATCAAGAACGCAATCCAAAAACGCATCAGAGCAATCACTGAAGGTGAAGGTTAATGGCCGTCGACAGCGCAAGTTTCCTGGTGAGATTTCCTGAGTTTTCAAACCAGGAGACTGCTGTCATTACGTCGACCATTGCAGAAGCACAGCGTTTAAACGACGAGGAGCTTTGGGGCGACCAGTACGACGATGCGGTGAACTACTTCACGGCTCATCTGCTTAGTGGTCGCACCCAAGCAATCGGTTCTCAGATTGGTATCGCCAACTCCCCCAGAACGACGAAGTACGTCGGTGCTGCTGGGTACACGTTGGCTGACACTCAATACGGTGCAACCTATTTGTTTTTGAGGGAGGGGTTGGTCAACCTTACGGGTTTTAGTTACTGATGGGTGCATACTCTCCTTTCGATAACGCCGAACTGACCTTCCAGGTTTATGGATCATTTTCACTTGATCCAACGACGGGTAATGCCGTTCAGAACTTTCTGCCAGAAACTTATATCTGTAATATCCAGCTAGAAGGTGCTTTTGAAGAGCAGAACCAAGGGGTGAACAAGGTCAGCACCTCCTGTTCAGGCAAGCTGTTGTCTCCTGCCATCTTCAGTGAAAAGATCTCCATTGGGATGGAAGCCGCTGCAACCATTAATGGTGTGGAGGGAACTGTCCGAATCCTCGACCTTGGTACAAATATTTTGCCCTTCGCTCGTAAGACTCAGTTCCAGAGTTTTTCGGGTGTATTTGAACAAGTCGGTAAGGCTGGATAATTATGGGCAAGTATCGAAGGAAAGGTAAGCAACCTAAAGAGGTACTAGCTGCTGCACGAAAAATTCAAGAAAAGGTTTTTAAAGAAGCAGTTCCTGTGCTGGATCGACAGTTCACAGAAGAAATTAAAAGTGTTCAATGGGCTTGGCCTAGGACGACAAAGCGTAAGAGTGGACAGACCGTTTCCACGCCCAGAGACATTGTTGATACTGGTGACTTAATGCGTAGTCAGCAGAATGGAAAACTCAATAATTTCACTTGGCGTTGGGTATGGGATGTGGAGTACTCCTCAGTCGTTCATAACGGCGCTGTTTTGAAGCGAGGAGGCAATTATCCCGCCCGTCCATGGACTAAAACTGCTGAAAGAGTAGTCAAGCTAGATGATTTCCTATCAGATATTATTAGGAGAGAGTTGAATGGCTAGTGTTACTCAAATACGCTCCATCATTGACTCCCAAATAGGGTCATTGTTGGGGACTTATACCCTACCCAATGACGCTCAAATCCCCGCCCTTTGGGTTCGGGGTTCGCAGCAAATTCCGAAGGACTGGACTGTCAATGGCATTGAGTGTGTGATTGATGAAGTTCCAGACACCACGAATTCTCCGACTTTATCTAAGGCGGTTTTTCTAAACAAACTCTGGACGGTCACACTCACGTCTTTTGACGAAGCCACCACTTTAGAAAGTCCAAGGCTGCTTCTTTTCCGCACTTTCCCTGATATCACCAACGTGGTGTATTCACCTCAAACTGATATCTCGTTTGAAAGGCTGAAAATCCAAATCCCCGATTACTCAATTCTTAGTGAGATAAGCTAATGGCACAACTTCCAGGCGGTGCGTTTGCAAAGGGAAGGGACCGCATTGTGCGGATCGCTGACCCAGGCGGCACCCGACTCAGCCCTGCCTCCCACGGCAGTGGCGTCATCAGCGGCACATACACAAGTCCCGCTTCAGCGAGCATGCTGAATTTCAAGGGTCTGACACAAGCAGAATTCAGCCCTTCACCTACCTCTCAAGAGTTCTTCCTGCTGGGCGATAGCGGCTACAGAGATTCTGTGGGTGTTACCCAAGCCGGTGAGCTTGCATGCACCAGCTTCTTTATCAACAGCCTTAATGGCAGTGGTGAAGCTCAAGGCGACGTTGACCCAACTCTGACCTTGGTGCTGAACGCTGAGTCTGATCCTGACGTTGAAATCTACGTCGAGATGTTGACTTTGCTTGGTCAAGACGCCAGCTCTAACTTCCTGTATTTCGTCCGTGCTTTCCAAGCATGTGTGACTGACGTTTCGGAAGCAGCCCCTAGTGACGGCCTGATTGAGTACAGCTGGACCTTCCAATCCAGAGGAGAAGTTTTTGTCGGCACTCTGAACAACAGCACATCTGAAATCGATATTTACGCCTGATGCAAGCTGAACTGCTTACTTCAGCTAATAAGCAGTCATTCTTCATTAATTGCAAGGTCAAGGGTGATTTACTGGTGGTAGGGGCAGTTTTTATCGCTGCTTCTACTGCTTCGCCTTTGGAACTTGTATCGGATGAAGGTGCTAATTTAACTGTAGAAATTCCTTCAGACGCCGTTAATCAGCCCAAGGGTGTTGTTGCGGCGGATACATCTTTTTACATAGTTTCATGAGTAAGTATTCAAAGATCTTTTTTGGTCAGAAGAAGTACCACGAAATCAAACCGTTTCGCTTCCCTATCTACAACGACCTTGTAGCTGGGGAGATTGAGGGTATTGAGGAAACTGCTAAGAAGCAGGCAAACAATACCTACTCAATGTTGAAGATTGCCAAGGCAGTGGCAACAAAGCAGGACATCCCTGTGCAGGAAGCACTTGATGCCCTTGCTGACATGGAAAACAACCAAGATTTGCTGTTCGACTACGTCGATGAGCTGGCTGAAATCCAGTCTCAGGGTCAGTCAGTCAGCGAGATGAAGATCGAGACCGTGACCTTGTTCATGCGTTATCGAGCTGAACTGAAGGACAAGGGTAAGTGGATCCAACTCTCTGACTGGGAGATGGATGATACCCGCGAAATGCCACGCAGGCTGCTGGACGATATTTTTGAATTCGTCGATTGGGAGCGCAACGGCTGGCCTGAAGAGGGCGATGACGACGAAGATGATGAAGAGGATTCTTCGGGAAACTAACTGACGAGGCAGCCACCGAACGTATTTCCTTTCTGAGGGAGTACCTGGCTACCTCGCCACTTGATCTGCTGAGTTTATATACAGAGTTCCGTGCAACTCCTGGGGGGTCTGACATAGGTGTTGACGCCTTTGCCCGGATGCCTCTGAAGCTGATTCATGAGTTGATTCGACTTGGTGGTGAACGTGACAAGCGGATGGCGAATATCAATTCCGTCACTACAGCACGTTTAACCGGAATCATCCTTGCGATTGCCCAAAGCTTCTCTAAGAAAAAGTCTGCTGCACCTTCAATCGATGGATTCTTGCCGTTCCCGCTTGATGAAGATAATGCTTTTATGATTGAAACCAAGGAAGTTTATAAGAAATTAATCGCACAAAGGAAGTTACCCCTTCATGTGATTGCAGATTTAAATAAAGTAATCAGTCCTTGACGATAAACTTAAATTAAGGCGAGGAGTGTAAGTGGCAGACAACAGGTTTGAATACGACTTAGTTGTCAACGCCAGTAAGGCGATAGCAGAGACTGCGAAATTTACGAAAGCGCAGGAGAAAAGTATTGATAGGATTGAGAAGTCAAATAGAAAGCTTGATCGAAGATTAGTAACGCAGCGCAAGGAGCTTTCAATAGCTCGTCGTGAGCTTGCAAAATATTCTGCGGGTAAGAATAAAGACGCTTTGGCGGCGGAGGCTGCTGCCCATAAGCATGATCAGCTCTCCAAGTCGATCAGTAAGACGACGGATAAGATCCGCAAGGGCAAGCGCCAGATAATCGAGCACCGTAGGGAACTAGAAAAGCTTCAGAAGACGGCGGATAAAGGCATCAAAATTAAAGGTACTACTCAGTACCCAGCACCAATAAGTCCTCAGCGTCCTGGTGCCCCGATGATGGGGCCTGGATTTGATGGCAGGCGGGGGTTCCTTGGACAACAAGGAAGACGAGCGGGTTTATCCCGTAATGTGCAAAATCTGAGTAGGCAAGCCTCAGCAACATTCTCAGCACTTGGTGGTGCGGCTGGTGGTGGTGGACTTCTAGCGCCTTTGGGGTCTGGTATTGCTTTGCAGCAATCAGTTTCAGGCGCTCTTGACCTAGATAGTCAGCGCAGAAAGCTGAAGTTGCTCAGCGAGCAATATGGCGAGTACGACCAGATTCTCAAGATTATTGATAACAGTTCTAAGACCTTTAATAAATCACAGAGAGAGGCGACAACTGAATTTGCGAATGTTTTCGCCCGCTTGAGGCCGCTTGGTGTCGAGCTGCATTCAATCAAAGGCGTCTACGAAGGCTTTAACACCGTTGCAATTGCTAGTGGTGCCACGTCGAACGCCTCACGGATCGCTTTCATGCAGCTTGCCCAGGCGATTGGTTCTGGTCGGTTGGCTGGTGATGAATTCCGCTCAGTCTCTGAGCAAATTCCTGGCGTTTTGATCCCCATTGCTAAGGAGATGGATGTCACTGTCGGAGAGCTAAAGGAACTGGGCTCTGAAGGCAAGAT